TTATGCAGAGAGGATAGTGCATCTTGCGGCGAAGGCAAATGTAAAACAAAGTTTAAAATATCCAACAAGTTATCATATAACAAACACTCTAGGAACTAGAGCAGTTTTTGAGGCGGCAGAGTATGTTGGTGTTCCTGTAATTTTCGCATCATCATCTACTGCAAAACAATGGTGGTTATCACCGTATGGAACGACTAAAAAAATGACAGAGGTTATCTCAGATAACTATTTACAAAATGTGGCATTAAGATTCTCAAATGTTTATGGTGATGGTCAAAGAGATACGATGTTATTTCAAAGAATGATTGATAATAAATTAGAATATATTAGTAACAATCATGTCAGAGACTTTGTACATGTCGATGATGTCGTGGATGCAATAAAAATATTTTTATATGCAAAAGATTTTGAATTTGATAGAATTTATGACGTAGGATCAGGTGAAGGTCTTATTGTAAATAATTTAGTAGAATATTATGGATTTAATGTTGAGGAAAGAGTTGGTGAGTCTTGTGAAATGTTAGATAATACGTCTGATATTACAAAATTGACTAGATTAGGGTGGTCACCAAAAAATGATATACATAAATACTTAAAAAGGAAATTAGATGGCAGAACCAAACTCAAAAACAACGCTCAAGGATTATTGTCTTAGGAATTTAGGATTTGGTGTCATTGATATTAACGTATCAGATGATCAGATTGATGACAGAATAGATGAAGCAGTTCAATATTTCGCACACTACTATTATGATAATATTGAAAAAATGTATCTTAAATATAAAATTACTACCGATGATATCACAAGATTTAAAGCAAACGCCACTACAACAGCGACAGATAGATCAGATAGTTCACTAAGTTTTTCATTCTTAGAGGGTAAAAATTTCATATCAATGCCTTCAAGTGTTGTATCAGTATTAAGAATATTCTCATTCGATAATGCAGCCACAAATAATATGTTTGATATTCGTTATCAACTAAGACTCAATGATCTATATGATTTTTCATCTACATCAATCATACACTACGAAATGACAATGCAACATTTGGATTACTTGTCACATTTGTTAGTTGGTGAAACACCAATAAGATTCTATGAACATCAAGGTAGATTATATCTTGATATGAATGTTGATGGTGATATAAATGCTGATGATTTTTTAATTATTGAGTGTTATAGAAAATTAGACCCAGAGACATACACAGACATTTATAATAATATGCATTTAAAACGATATGCAACATCTTTGATCAAAAGACAATGGGGTGCAAATTTATCAAAGTTTCAAAACGTCACATTACTTGGTGGAGTGACAATGAATGGTGATCAAATATATTCACAAGCAGTAGAAGAAATAGAAAGATTAGAAACTTATATAGAAAATTTACAATACCCAGACATGATCATAAAGGGATAGTATGGCTGTTAATCAAGCATTTACGACATCAGGTAAACTCGCAACAACTGCCGAACAAAATCTATATGCTGATTTAGTTAAAGAAGCGATACAGATTCATGGCCATGATGTTAATTATGTTGATAGAACTCTAACAGCAAGAGATGATATTTTTGGTGAAGATTCACTATCTACGTTTAGTAAACAACAAACAATAGAAATGTATGTTGAGGATGCAGATGGTGGATATCAAGGTGAAAAAGAACTTATACAACAATTTGGATTAGAGAATAGAAATGAAATTACTTTTGTTGTAAGCAGAACAAGATTTGACGATGTTGCTCATCAAATGGACTTAGAAACTGCGACTGCATCTACTCAAGGTTCAATACTTTTAGAATCAGGTACGATCACATCTTCACTGACAAACAAAATTAGTGCATCATTTGGAACTGCGTATTTAAGAGGTGAAGCTGCATCAACAAGTTTATATGCAAATAGACCAAAAGAAGGTGATCTTATTTTTCACCCTGTTTTAAATAAAATATTTGAAGTCGCATTTGTTGATGAGGATGAACCATTTCATCAACTTGACAATAACCCTGTATATAAGTTAAGATGTAAATCATTTGAATATAGTTCTGAAGTGCTTGATACAGGTATTACAGAGATTGATGCTGTTGAGGATGCATTGACAGGTGATGCATTACAACATCAAGTAACACTTGAACAAACAAGTGCTTACACACAAAGTTTTGCTCTTGAGTTTTTTACACAAAAGAGTTATACAGATACTTTACTTGCAGAGACAGGCGACACTTTAGTTTCTGAATCAGATGATTCTTCTGCTGGTGAAAGCATACTTCTTGAAAACCCTGCTGATAGTGGTGTCGATAGTTATATCATTCAAGAAGACTATATAGTAGGAGATATGTCAACTGATACAACTGCTCAAAATGAATTGTTTGAGTCAGAGGACGAAGATATATTAGACTTCAGCGAATCTAATCCATTCGGTGATGCTGGGAGAACATAATGTTAGGAACACAATTTTATCATGAAACAATAAGAAAAATGGTCGTGACTTTTGGTACGATATTTAACAATATTAATATTGTTAGAAAAGACAATAATGGAAACATAACTCAAAAAATGAAAGTTCCATTAGCATATGGACCAAAACAAAAATTTTTAGTAAGATTAGATCAAGATGCTAATTTAGATTCAAAGGTTGCAATAACTTTACCACGTATGGGTTTTGAAATACAAAACTTAACTTACGATGCAACAAGAAAATTAAATCGTGTTCAAAAATTTAAAAAAGTAAAAGGTTCCAAAGCAAATCAATTAGACACTCAGTTTATGCCTGTTCCATATAATCTTGATTTTGAATTGTATGCAATGGCAAAACAATCAGATGATGCTTTACAAATAGTTGAACAAATACTTCCATACTTCCAACCAGATTACACAGTAACAATGAATGACATGGCTGACATGGGGATCAAAAGAGACATCCCTATTATACTAAACTCTATAAGTTATGAAGATAGTTATAGAGGAGACTTCAATGAAAGAAGAGCAATAATTTATACTTTGACATTCACTGCTAAATTTTATCTATATGGCCCAGTCGTATCAAGTAAAGTTATCAAACAAGTTCAAGTTGATCAATACGCAGATATGCCTGTACAAGCACCAACTAGAGAACAAAGATATACAGTGACACCTAATCCTACAACTGCTGATGCTGATGATGATTTTGGATTCAACGAAACAGTATCATTTTTTGAAGATGCAAAAAACTTTAATCCAGCAACAGGTGAGGATGAACCTAAATGATGATAAATGATATTCAAATCAAAAACAGTTAACTTAGATATAACACATAGGTGTACTTTACAATGTGCTAAGTGTTCAAGACAAGATCCTAACTATGTTTATGATAAGAGAGACACGACACTTGAAGAGTTTGATAAAATAACAGATTATTATCAAGAGATAATTTTTTGTGGACAAATTTCTGATCCTATTTTTCATCCACAGTTTGATGAGTTTTTAAAAATGTGTAAGGATAAAAAAGTCTTTGCAGAGGTTCATACTGCAGCCAGTCATCGTAAAAAAGAACAATATAAAAAATTTTTTGAAGCAAATACAGATGCCAAGTGGGTTTTTGGTATAGACGGATTGCCAAAAGATAGTCATAAGTATAGAATAAATCAAGACGGTGAATATCTTTTTGATATAATGTTATTGGCAAAAAAAGAATATGATATAAACGTGTCTTGGCAATATATTGTTTTTCCTTACAACGAGGATGATTTGTTTACTGCAATGGGTATTGCAAGAGATAATGATATCAACTTTTTAATTATTGAGTCATCAAGATTTGATGATGAAGAACAGTTACCTGACCTTAATAATAAACAATATGAAATGGTATATGATTTTAAACCTCAGTGTATAAGTGCTGAAAAAGAACATGGCCACACATCAAAAGGATTTGTTTTGCCTTGTTGTTGGTCTGATGTAAATAAAAATCAGATACCTGAATTGACATTAGATCATTTATCATTGACAAATGCAGATAATATAGATACAATAATTACGTCAAAAGAATGGACAGATTTTGCAGAAAGACTAAAAACTAATCCACCAGAATATTGTAAAAGATATTGTGGATATAAAAAGAAAACAAGTATAAGATCAGAGATAAATTTTAATGACAGAAAATATTGATAAAATAATAGACAAAGCATTAGGTGTTGTTGAGGAAGAAAAGAAACAATCCAAAAAACAAGTTGTAATACCTAGACCAAAAGAAAATGATGATGTTGATGCTGATTATCAATATCAAAGAGAAAATTTCTATGCTCTTATCGAAAGAGGCCAAGATGCTGTTGAAGGCATATTAGAACTTGCTCAAGAATCTGATCATCCACGTGCATATGAAGTTGCAGGTAATCTAATAAAGTCAGTCGCAGATGTGACAGAAAAACTTGTTGATTTACAAACAAAAATGAAAAAATTAAAAGAAGTTCCTAATAAAGGCCCTAACAATGTGACAAATGCTTTGTTCGTTGGATCTACTACAGAGTTACAAAAAATGTTAAAAAAGAAAGATGATTAATTTAGAAAACTCTACAGTTGATCTAGACATATCAAACAAATGCACTTTAGAATGTAATAGATGTGAACGTCAAGAGTTACGTAGTTTAAATATGGATGTGCCTGGTGGTGACATGTCTGTTGATGATTTTATCAAAGTTTGTGATTATTATGGAAGTGATGAAAATTACATAGCATTCTGTGGGCCCATTAGTGATCCCATATTCAATCCAAATATTTTAGAATTTTTAAAAATTGCATATGAAAAAAATAAACGTGTTAAGATTCATACTGCTGCAACATCAAAAAATAAAAAGATTGATTGGTATGAAAAGGCATTCGATATCAATCCAAATGCAAGGTGGATATTTGGTTTAGACGGACTACCTAACAAAAGTTGGATTTACAGAGTTAATCAAGATAGTGATTTAATCTATGATGCAATGATATTATGTGCAAAAAAGAATATGGATGTAATATGGCAGTATCTAGTGTTTGGTTATAATGAAGATCAAATAGAAGAAGCAAAAGATATTGCTGAGAATAATAATATTACATTAGAGATAAATCATACATCTAGATATATTGATCATGACATATACAAACCAACAAATGATGTTGTTAACGAAACAAAAAAAACTGTAGAGTATGGATTTTATCCAAGATGTTTATCAAACAATAGACCACCATACGTAAGCGCAACAGGTCAAATACTTCCTTGTTGTTGGGTTGATCAACCCACTGTAAATTTATTAAAAAATGATCCTGTGTTGGCAACGTTAAACAGAGAAGATTTTAATATTAAAAATGTTGAAAATATAAAAGACGTATATAAACATGAAGTGTATAAAAAGTTTTACAATGATTTAATAAATAATCATGATAGTTGTTCAGAATATTGTAAAAAAAAATGTTCGCAAAAAATGGAAAACCCAACTAGAATTAAAAAACGTTATGGAAAATTATCTAGGAAATCCTAATTTAAAAAAAGTTAACACTGTTCAAGAATATACAAAAGAACAAATTCTTGAATATCAGAAGTGTATGGATGATCCTTTATATTTCATAGAGACATATATGAAAATTATATCTCTTGATGAGGGATTGATAGACTTCAAACCATATAACTTTCAAAAAGAAATGATTGGCACATTTCATAAAAATCGTTTTACAATTTGTAAACTTCCAAGACAATCAGGTAAATCTACAATCATGTTGTCATATCTTTTACATTATGCTTTGTTCAATGCAAATATTAACATTGCAATATTGGCAAACAAAGCTGCAACTGCCAGAGATTTATTAGGTAGATTACAACTTGCGTATGAAAATCTACCGACATGGTTACAACAAGGGATAATGTCATGGAACAAAGGTTCTCTTGAACTAGAAAATGGATCTAAAATATTAGCATCATCAACATCAGCATCTGCTGTTCGTGGTAGTTCATACAACATAATATTCTTAGATGAGTTCGCATATGTTCCAGCAACGATTGCCGATGAGTTTTTTAGTTCAGTTTATCCTACAATATCATCTGGTAAGTCAACAAAAGTCATAATCGTATCAACACCTCATGGTATGAATATGTTTTATAAATTATGGAACGATGCGATACACAAAAGAAATACATACGTTCCTATTGAGGTACATTGGAGTGAAGTACCTGGTCGTGATGAGAAATGGAAAGAAGAGACAATAAAAAATACAAGTGAGCAACAATTTAGAACAGAGTTTGAATGTGAGTTTCTAGGATCAACAAATACATTAATTAATCCAACAAAACTAAGACAGTTGTCTTACAAAGATGCACTGACATATAACGCAGGGTTATCAGTATATGAGAATCCAATAAAAGACCATATCTATTTTATGACGTGTGATGTATCTAGAGGAACTAAAAATGACTGTTCTGCGTTTACTGTGATAGATGTAACACAAATACCATACAAAATAGTTGCATGTTTTAAAGACAATGAAATAAAACCACTAATGTTTCCTCATAAAATTAACAATGTTGCAAAAGCGTACAATCATGCGTTTGTATTAGTTGAAG